ATAAAATCCCCCCGGCGTTGGCCTTGGATGAAATGGCCAAGGCCGGAACGGTGAATGTCCCGGTGAAATATCCCACTGACGACGTGTATTGAAAATCTGTTCCCCCGGAATTCATATAAGGGACTTGACCGTTGGTTCCAAATGAAGGGGAATTAATGGCGGCAATGGCCGCAAAGATAGCCGACGACGTGGCCAAATGTGTGGCGTCGTTGGTCAACGTGGTTTCGATTGTGTTAACCGTGGCCCCGGTGGTCAATGTAATTTGTGGAGTCGTTAAGACACCGGCCGAAAATGTGAACGTGGCCGATTGGGCGACTTGGCCCGTGGCAACAACCGAATAAAGGATTGCGCCGTCGGCGGCCAATGCTGAAATTTTAAGATTCGGACACGTAAAAAAACCGGTGAAATATCCAATGTTTGACGTATAGGAAAAATCCGTTGTGCCGTTCATAAATGGCATTTGTCCGGCTGTTCCTAAGTTCAAAATTTGATTCGTTGCTAATTCGGCCAATGTTTTGGTTCCGGTAATGGCGTCGGTGAATTCCATGTTATTGGCCCCGTCCCGTGTTATCGACGTGAAGGAATCAACGAACCGGACGGTGTCGGTTTGGATAACTGAAGAAACGGTCAACACGGAACCGGCATAAGTTAAACCCGAATGGCTGTCCAATTCACCGGTGGCCACGGCGGCCGTTATCAATTGGGGCGACCCCCCGGCGGCAATGGCCGAAACTTGTAAATTGGGAACCTTAAAAATCCCGGTTAAATACGTCACGGACGACGAATAAATAAAATCATTCCCGGCCCCGTTCACATAGGGGATTTGTCCCGACGTTCCGATGGAAATGGGATTGGCGGCCAAGTCGGCCAATGTTTTGGAACCGGTCGTCCCGTCGGTGAATTCAAGTTCGTTTCCGGTTCGTACAATGTACGCCGTCAAATCACCGAAATACAATCGGGTGTTCCATATCTTGGCCCCGGTTATTGTTTGCGCCGACGAAAGGGTCATTAATCGACCGGCGTCGTATTTTTCCGCTTCGGCGGCCCCGGACTTATCCACCCCAATATATTTGGACGCCAATATCGTGGTCGTCGATAGATCGTAAATTCTTTTATCAGCCATGACTTAATTTATTTCCAAGGTTATCAATCAAAATATAATCCGTGGCATTCGCCAAAATATCGTTCGGTTGGGCGAAGTATTCCGGCACAACTTGAACGGGGAAATTATCGAAAGGGTAATCGGTGAAGGGTTCCAAATATGGGGCGTAATTGTCCCCCATCCCGTGGAATACCAAATTGATATACATGGTTTCGTCCGGCAACGTTCCCGATTGGTCAACCCCTTCAATCTTTTGCAACGGGGACGCTTCACCCATTAACCGGATTTTGTCTTCATAGTCCAAAAAGAAAATGGCCCACAACCCGTTTTTTAAATAGTTGATTGTTTGCCAATATCCCGGGGTCAAATAAAACAAGGTCATGTCGATTTGAAAATTGACGTACGTGGTGCCGTCGCCCTTGACTATTTCTTGAATAGCCAAGCCGTGGTCGTTGTCCTGTTCAAAACGAAACAATGTTCCGTTCCCGAAATAGTCGATTTCCCCGTTGGGGTTTTTGGTGGGTTTTAACAGGGAATGCCGGAAGAAAAAAACAGTCTTAACACCGGCCCGTTCGAAACAGTCGGCAAAAAGTCTTCCGTCGGTAATGTCACAATTCCCCATTTCATTAGGTGTATTTTTCTAAGTTGAGGCCGCCGGAATAGTTCACCGATTCGGGGGCGACTTCGCCGTTTTCGGTTGTTTGGCGTTCGGTGAATTTAGTGGGATTTGCACAAAGGTAATCAATCAACCGTTGTTTGTAAAATTCACCTTGGCCCCTGCATTGTTCTTTTAACTTATCCACGTCGTCCAACGCCAAAATGGAACCGTCGTCGGTAATCCTTTGAATCAATCCGGAGTTTACCACCTTGACGGCCCAAAAGGGTAACCCAAGATAACACGTAAACCAAACAGTCGTTCGGGCCACATAGTCTTCCACCAAATCTTTGTAATCCCCGGCCAACGTCCCGGCGTCGATTTCAGTCATTAACTTTTCGTACAACTTTTGACCAAGGGTTGGTTGTATCCATTTATCCTGTGTGGCCAAAATATTCGGCCACACATAGTTCCAATCCAAGTCGCCGGACACCGGGGACAATGCCTTGAATACTTCTTCGGAAATTATTAACGCTTCTTTTCGTGCCATGGTTACGGATTTACAGTTGTTGCGACTTCATCTTCGGGAATTACGACGGCCGGGGGCGTTTCCACCACTTCGTCGTTTTCCAATCCTTCGTTCGGAAGGAACCCACCCTTTGGGCCACGCTTCCGGAAGAACACCAAACGGTTCCACCGGTGGCGGCAACCATAGGAACCTTTATAATCCCAAATTGAATACGTCCCGAATTCCGGGTTGGCTTGGTTGGTGGTCATGGTGTCAATGTCTTCTTTCCGATAGATCAAATTCAAGTCAAGGACGGCACCACAAAAATCCCGGTTGGCCGAATCCTTTGGGCCTGAATATTCATAACGGATTTTATACAACCCCCTATCCAAATACGACGGGTCTTCGGGGTCGGAAGAAATGTCGGAAAATCCAACCGGCATTAAACGCATTTTGACCCCGTCGGCCGTCATTTGTTCGTCAACTTGAATACAAACCCAACCGTCCTTTTCTAAGTCTTCACGGGATTCCCCCTTTTTCTTCAAATGGTTTATAATTGGGGTGACAAAGTCTTCACCAATTACGGCGACCCCTTGGCGGCCAAACTTGGCTTTCAATTCGGTTTCTTCGTCGTCCGTGGTGGCGTCGGCGTCTTCTTCTTCGTCTTCCAACCATTGCGACGGTTGCAATGTCTTGATTGTGATTTCGGTGTCCCATTTATTGATTTTAAAAATGGTCGCCAATTCTTGCAATATGATTTGTTGAAATGGAATAATAACGATTTTGTTCATTAATAAACTTGAACTTTCAAGTTCTTCGGCATTGTTCACAAGGCCACCCGAATCCCGAATCCCAAATAAAAGGGGTGACGGGACACGGTGGGAAATCATAATGTTTTTGGAAATTTCCGGCATTAAATCCCGGAACCGTTTGTCAATATTGGCCCCTTCGTATGTGTCGAATGAAACCTTTTCGTCAATCCCGTTATTATAAACGAATACGATTTTGGCTTGGTTCTTCCCGGTAAATTTATCCATGAACCCCCGTTCAATCCTTCGCTTTTCTTCTTGTTGTGGTTCGCCGTTGAAAAACTGAACGACGGAAGACGGAAAGAATCCGTTTTCAATGTTGTTTAAATGGAATTCCGAAACCCTGTTATCCATTAATACCCAATTGATTCCACCAATATAAGACGGTGTCGAATAGTAAAATTGGTTTGGCCTGTATTGCTTAACGAAAATCATTTGCTTGGGTTCCGAACGGTCGGTCGGGTCAAACGCTTTTATCTTTTGGGGTTCGAATTTTTTCTTTCGGTATTGCGACCAATCCCAAGAAACATAATATTCGTTGACAACGCCGTCGTCGTCGGCTTTTCCGGAACGGATTTGTTCGGCCGGGACGTGGTAAATGGCCGCTATCTTGGTTCTTGCTTGGTTCCAAATAACATTCCAACCAAAATATCCATGCAAATACAAGTCAAACGCCGTTTTGTGAATAAGGTCGTAAATGGTGTCACCCTTCCGGTTGATCTTTTTGGCCCACGTTTCCACGTCCACGACTTTATTGGAAAAGGTTATTTCGTCCCCGGCAATCATTTGAACGATTCCGTTAACTAATGCGTTATGAATCGGGGATTGCAACCATGCGTCAATCATGGATTGGGGGAACTGGTTGTTTTCGCCGTATGTCACAAAATCTTCATAACTCTTTTCGACGGCTTGGGGCAATTCAAGGTCGGCGAAATGGTGAACGCTAAACCGATCCCCGGATTGTTTAGACGTGTCCTTTATATTCACTTCGGGTTTTGTCTGTTCCATAAGATTTTTTTGTGATTGGGTTGTCAGTTAAAACAATGAAAATACCCGATTCAATTTCGACCGGTGTGGCCGGGACGGTGTAATCGTAAACGGTGAAGGAATATTCCCCCGACCCGTTAAATATGTTTGTTGGGATTGAATCAATGGTAATGTAACGATTGCCCCCGGTAACTTGACCACCCGGGACAACATAAACACCACTTTCGTTGGTGCCTTTTCGATTATAACCTAACGAAAGGGGCGGCGGCGTCAATGTGTCCGTTTCCCCTAACGTTAAGGTTATGTCGAAAGTTGCATTATTTAAATCAACGTAAAACATGGAAGTCGGTTAATAAGCCGGTGCCACGGTTACGTTTGAAAAGTTATCGAATGGGACGGTTGTGTAATCCTGCATAAACACGGCGTAGTCGTTTTCTTCGGCCACGAATGTCATGTCCAAGCCTTTTTTGTCCCCGGCGGCCGTTCCGCTTGTATCGGAACCACCGTTCGCCGTACAACCATTCACACGGCCGAACAAACGAATTTTGCCTTGAAAATCCAAAGTCCAAATTACCCAACGACCCAACTTTAAATTGTTAAGGTCGGCCAAGTCGGCCGGGGTAATGTTGAAAAGGGTTAATGTAAGATTCTGCGAAACGAAAGACGTTCCATTTTCTTGGGATGAATTCACAGACTGTTCGAATGTTCCGACATTGTCGGCCATTTCAAAACGCCATGTGTTGATTGCATCCAAACCAAGGTCGGTTATTTCGCCGCCGCTTTCAAGAATGCCCGTTAACGCCCGGAAATCATTCAACTTTGAAAAAAACAAAGTTTTGATTCCGGCCCTTCCCGCTAAACAGTCACTTAAAAGTCGTCCGGCTGTTAAATCACAAGCCATATTTTTGGTTTTTTATGTTGGTGTAGGGGCCGACGCCATGAATGAAATCGACCCCCAAACCCCAACAATTAATAATTCGGTTTATACGTGGTTGTGTAAAACAATTTCAGTCGCCCACCCGTATTGGACACCCATAACGGAATACGCCCGGAAACGGACGTTGTCCGAAAGGTCGATTTCTGCCATGTCCTTCACAATTACTTCGTTCATATTTGAAACACTTTCGGTTCCGAAGTAAAGATTGGATTTGTGGGTCAAAACAAATTGGTCACCCACAAGACCCGGGGCCACATAAATTGGAATACCAATATAATTCAACGGCTTGTCACCGGCTTGGTATTGATCCATGAACCCTTGATTGGCCAACGCTTGCTTGTATGCGGCGGCCACATTAGGGGCAACCCAATATGCAAGGTCGGGGGCGTCAAACCATGGTTCGGGTGCGGCTAATGTATAGGCACCACCAAGGTCGGCGACAACCGTGGACGCTGTAACGGCCGACGGGGTCATTTGGAAACCGGCCGCAACCCCGGCCAACATCTTCTTCCAAAGACCGTCGATAAGGGTATAAGATGCGCCGGCCGTGTCACCACGCCAAATGGACATTTCGATTTCGTTTCCTACGTGTCCAAGGATTTCGGCGATAATTGAGTCAACCACGTCTTGGGACAAAGAACGGTTTGCACCGGTTCCCATGCGAACACTTGACCAATCGACGTGTTTGAAATCTGCTTTACACATTTGCAAATTGACTTCGAACGGGGTCACCGTCAAAATCTGTTCGTCAATTGTGACAGTTCCGGCCGGTGTAAAGTCGCACGTCGGGGCGGCGATAAGGTCGGCCCCGGCCAAACGGCGTATGTGGTACGCCTTGTTAACATCGTCCTTGATTGTGATATTTCCTTCACCAATTGTTTTCGCTCCGAAGAACATTTGGTTGATAAGTTCCGTTGCGGCTTCGCCGACGTAACTTGTTGTTAATGATAATGTTGTTGCCATATTTTCTAAAAATTAAATAGTTTAAAAATAAAATTTACTTGGTTACTTTGTCCCGAACGTGTTTATTCAGACCAACAACGATGGTCTTTTTGTTCGTGTCTTCCGGGGTTTCTTCAACGTGTTCGTCGGCTTCCTTGTTGAACTCAACACGTAAAGCGTCGGTTGCTTCCTTGATTGCCGCTTCCGTGGCCGTCTTGGTGTCGGCTTGGAACTTGGAAATAATTTCGGCAATGCCGTCGATCAATGCGTCGATTTGGTCGGATTTTAAACCGTCCTTTTCCATATCTTCTTCCGCTTCGGCTTCTTCCGCTTCGGCCGGTTTCAATTCACCAACAACCCCGTCTTCGGCGACCACAAGGATCGTTCCGTCGGAAAGTGTATATTCACCCGTGGGGACGGGCGTTTCAACTTTGAGTT